ATACAAAGCAAGACTGCTTAATCCAATAGCAACAGCTTCAAAGAAAGCTATAAACAGAAATGTTCGAATTTCAGCTATTCCCGGTTTCATAAAGAAAAAAGCAAGTATTCCAATGATAAACCATACTGCATGCCTTGCAACAAAATCAATTGCGGTTTTTATTTTCTCGTTCATATCAAATCCTTTATTTATGATTAGTTGTCAAATGATTATGAAATTTTTCATGTAAATCATTCAGTAGCTTTTTTATATCTTCAAGCTCCTTTCTTATCAAATCATCATAGATGTCAACCCTTTGTTCCAAAAGTTTTACCCGCTTTTCGAGGTCATTGAACTTTTCTATATCAGCTAATTTCTTAGAGAATACTTCTTCATTTGCTTTTCTGGTATCTTTTTTCAGCATAATATAAAAGGTGATTAAACCTACCACTAACAATCCAAACTGAATTATATCATCTGTAAAATTGTGAATCAAATCCATTTTTATTCTCCAATAAAATAAACAGCCGGAAGCATAAACCTGATTTCATAGTGCCATTTGTCATCTTCAACAAACAAGAATTTTTCTGATAGAGGATATAACTTCATGTTCTCAATATACAAGTCGTTGGTAACCGATTGTCTAACTCTTTCAAGAGTTTCATACGCTCCCAAGTGAGACCTTAGATTTCTGACAATGACAATAACATCAAACTCAATCATTCTTGCCTGCTGTTCAAGTCTTGGATTCGTGTAATTCGAACCTTCATAAGAAACAAGTACTGCACCCTTCGGATGAATTAGTTCGTAATCCTTTACATTATCTGGGAAAGGCTCAACTGCCAAATCAGTAATATCTGTTTTGAGCTTTTCTATAATTGCTGTTTCAACTTCTGACATTATCATTAGTAATTATCCAATTTGTTTTTATCAAAAACAGGTTCCCTGTTTGAAACTAAAAAGAATCCAGGTCTGGTTTCTGCAGTTCCTTCATCAAGGGTTATCATCCCTTTCTGAATTTTCTCCAATGTTGCAATTCCGTCTTTGTACAAGTTCTGTATATTGTCGAAAACTTTTCCCCTTCGTTTGTAAAGCTCATATTTGACTATGTCAATACAAACTTTTTTAAGTATAGCGTGTTCATTCCTTAAAGGAAGCTCATATCTTGACCTTAAAAATCCTTCAATCAATTGTGATGATTCTGAAATGTATTTGCTCACTATTTCATCGTTCACAAGATTAGGATTTTCATCATTGCTAAGTTGAGCAACAACCTTTTCAGTCAAGTTATCCTTTATATCTTGAATACTGCAATACATTATACCACCGTTGCAGAAATGATTGCGTTTGGCTCATGAATGGTTGGCAAACTCTTTTGTTCGACCTTCCAATCCAAAGCTGTTTTATCTTCGTTGGTGTTGGTTTCTACCAATAACTCGTTCTGATAGATTTTCAGATTTCCGTTTTCAATCCTGTAAATGGGACCGAAATGAACTCTGAATCCTGGCGATTGACTTGCTACAAGAATAGCTCTCTTAGGATTAATCATATCAATCGGTGTTATATCGTCAGCTTTTGTATATTGTTGGTTATATTCGTAAATATCAACTCCCATAATCCTGCCTATAAACATACCCGAACGTGTTGCAGACTGTGTTAAATCAAGAACGCCAATTCTGTTATTATTTGTGTCGAGTTCTTTTTTGATTGAATCGTTTGCAATGAAAGAATCTGCGGCTTCGCTACCGAGAATCATTATATCAGCATTGATACCGCAACGCTTCATAATATCTCGTTTCCAATTTTTCAAATTAACAAGAGGCTTTGCAGTAGCTTCACTCCATTTAGCATTCGATGCAAGAGTTACTAAATGGACATTTTGCTCGAATTCAAAATTAACCCAAAACTCTATATTATTTTGATTAACATTAATTTGTCCTGTAGACAAGGCTTCGCAAGCCATTTGCTCACGTCTTCTAATGATTCTATTTTTCAACTCTTCGAGTTCTTGCAAAATCATCTGATTTGCAAGATTAGTTCTTTCTTCTGGACTCGTCACATAGATATTGCCAACCGATTTATAATTGGCAAGCTCCAATGCTGTGAACAATTTCTTTTCAAAAGTTCTTGGAAGAGAAAGTGTTTTTACCATTTTAGATAATTTCTTAATCGGCAAAGCTCCTTCATGCTGATTTACAAACTGTGCAAGTTTATCAGAACCAGTGATAATTTCTATGTCGATTTTATCTGCGGCATGAAATTGAGTGTTCTTGAAAAATGTATTTAAAACAAAAGGTTCAATTACTTTTGTCCTGTTAATAGCATTAGTTAAACTTCTCGACTCAAACATATTGATCATTGCTGTCGTCATGGATTTCCTCCTTAATTACTATTGCACCATTATTATAAACACCCGAAACGATAGGATGTGCGGCAAAAAGACTATCTTTTAAGAATTCGCCATGCACATACATAAATCCTTTTCCGTCCTGAGTTGTAGCATCGACATAGCAGCCTAAAATGCCTGCGAGTTCCTCGGAACCGTCTGATGAATAAATATCCCACAATTTGTATTTACCCTTATTAGGATTCTCGTCTGCTGAAATTAATCCCAGTCCAGCCCCACGTTCCAACTCTTGATCAGCCGCAATGACAATGTCATTTACTTCCATTGTTGGATGCAGTCCTGCGAAGATGTCCCCAAAAAAAGTTTCCCCTTCTTCTGCATCTTCGACTAAATTTGATATTCCTAATTTTGAACTCATTTCTTACCTCCTTTTATAATATTCATCAATAAACTTGTTTTGTTCATCAAGACCTGTAGAATCCATAGCAAATTCTTTTTTTGCTATTTCATTGAATTCAATTTGAACAGGAAAGGATTCTATCAATTTCTTAATCAGTTCTTCCCCGTTAATAGAAATCATTTTCCCGTTCTCAGCAAATTGATATCCGCTGTTGCTATTTCTTACCGCATCAAAGGCAAGCTTTACGATTTGCTTCTGGGCAGGCACTAAGCGCCCTATTTGAGATTTGAAGTATTCATTAAACTTCATATCTCTGTTGTCCTTTTCAAGAAGTTCAAGTTTCTTTTGAAGTTCCTGAAATTTTTTTGAATTTTCAATGCCTGACGTTTCTTTGTCACCGGGTTCATTTACTTGAGCATTTAAAGGTTGGTTGTCTTGCTCTTGCTCCTCAGGTTGGTCAGCCAAGTATTTGTCTTTTAACTTTTCAAGTTCTGCGGCGGTTTGATTGGCGATTTCTTCATTGAAGGTCTGTCCAAGCCACCTCAATAAATCCTGAAATAGTTTTGAATAGTTTTCTGGCATATTAACTCCTTGAAAAATTGTTGATTTTTGATTGGGTGAAAAAGGTTTTTCCTGTCCTTCAAAATTTTTGGATTTTGAGGAAGAAGAATATATATTCTTTATTTTACTTTCCTTTAATTTAATTTGTTGGATTTTGTTACCACTTTGCTCAACATCTGTTGAACAAGTGTTAAACATCTGTTCATTTGTGTTCAAATTTCGCTGGTTGTTTGTTCCAGCATTCTTGTCATTCTGTTCCGTTTCTGTTGTACTTGTGTTGACTCTTAATTCTCCAAAGCAGATAAATGATTCACTTCCATTAAATTCACTGTCTTTCAAACCTTTTACTGCTGGTGGAACAGCGCCAAGAAAACCAACATGCCTTAACATCATGTCAGGATAAAGTGCAATTGATACCTTTTTGTATCTGCCTTCTTTGATAAGTTGCTCGAGTTCAGGGTCAATCTGAGTAAACTTTGCAAGTAATGTTTCACCATCTTTCTTGAGAGATTCAACCCAAGCGTATGCTGGCGAATTGTTCACAGGATGCCCGATTACAACTGGTGCTTCATGCTTATCGTCAGGCATTTGATTGTTATACTTTGATATGATTGTATCAATATCTTCGGAACTCCATTCACGCTCGTTTCCGTTTGCATCTGTATGCTTACCTGCTTTGAATACTTCTTTCCACATAATACTTGATTTTAAAAATTTTACACTACAACAACCGCAAAACTATTTAAATTCTTTGCAAGCCAAAAAGCACTCGGTGTATGTAAAGAATACTTGTAACGAGTACAAGTAAATTTGCAAGTATTAAGTGTGGGTACTCGGTGCATTTACCGTTGCAGAATAATTCCGTTGTTTTGTGATGTTGAATTTTGACTTTTTTCAAAATTTGATACAGATTTAATGCTGAAATAGAACTTTTACATAACTTTTTTAGGATTGAAATGAAATGAGCAAAGTAACGCCAAAACTCATTTACAACAGATTGAGCAAGGTTTATGATGAATGTTATAACGAACCTATTCATGCAATCGAAAACGACTTTGTTTTCAAATACTTACTTGATAACGGTTTTCTTGAAGGTAAGGTTCTTGATGTAGGTAGCGGTACAGGCATAGTATTGGAGAATATTGATTTATCACCTGAAAACTATTTCGGATTAGACATCTCCGAAAGTATGCTTGAAATTAGTAAGAGTAAGTTTCCTAAACATTTTTTCTTCAAAGGTAATATGTCAAATATGCCTTTTGAAGATAATAGTTTTGATTCGGTTATCTCGCTTTTCGGTAGCTTTTCTTATTCACTTAACCACACAAAGACAATTCAAGAAATTGAAAGAGTACTAAAGCCAAACGGTAAGTTTTATGTAATGATTTATGGACGTAAATATTCTTCAAGAGAAAGTTATATCTTAAACAAATTCAATATTACTTCACCAGCAACATTCTTCAACCATAAAGAAATTAAATCTTTATTTTCACGATTTAACAAAAAGAAGATCTTTGGCATTACTTGGTTTAGTGAATCCTTATCAAAATATATAAGTCCAAGATTTATTAAGTTCATCTTTAATCTTGAGCACAGATTGTTCTCTTCCTTTTTACCTGATAACTTTTATTTCATAACTATTAGTGGACAGAAATATGCCAAGACATTATAACATTGAAAACGTATTTGACGCTGCACTTGACAGAATGATAAAACTATATGAGGATGGACATAGAGTAATCGTTTCATTTTCAGCAGGGAAGGATTCAGGTATCTGTCTTGAGCTTTGCATCATAGCAGCTACTATGACAGGAAGACTTCCTGTTGAAGTTATTATGCGTGACGAAGAAATTATGTATCCCGGTACTTTTGAGTATGCAGAAAGAGTTGCTATGCGTCCGGAAGTTAAATTTTACTGGTTCTATGCCAATCAACCTGTAGTAAATATCTTTAACCGCCAGAACCCTTATTTCTGGGTTTTTGATCCTGCACTTCCAGAAGATAAGTGGGTACGTACTCCACCAGACTTTGCTAAAAAAATTCACGAGCAGAATATACAAGGTCTTATTAGCGAAGAAAAGTTTCCACCTGCAAAGGGGAAAAATCTTTATGCTGTCTTGGGTTTACGTACAGATGAATCAATGTTACGTAAAATGGGTTTAATGTCAAGTAAGGGGTATCTAACCAAAGGAAAAAATAGTTACGGAACTTACTATGCAAGACCTATTTATGACTGGTCAGACGGAGATGTATGGAAAGCTGTCAAAGACAATAATTGGGATTATAACAAAGCTTATGACACAATGCATAGGTTAGGAATCAGTAGGCACAAACTTCGCATTGCTCCTCCTACTTTATCACCAGCTGCAATTGACGGATTAATGGTTGCTTCAAAAGCTTGGCCTCAATGGTTTGACAAGGTTTGCGAGAGGTTGCCCGGAGTGAGAACTGCGGCTATGTTTGGTCGTAGGTCGGTCGAGCCAATAAGAAAGCTTGGAGAAACTTGGAAAGAATGTTTTTACAGAACCTGTATAAGTGAAGCACCTGATTGGATTGCACAGCGTTCTCAAAAAGTTGTCAATTATGTAGTTCGTAATCATTCACGGCATTCAACAGAAGAATTTCCTGAAGTAACTAAATGTCCAAAATGCCAGATGCTTTCATCTTGGAGAAACCTATCCAAAATTATGTATATGGGAGAACCTTTCTCAATGAAAGTTAAAGTTGATGTGCTTCCTTATGTAGAACCTGAATTTTTCCGAGAAGGAGCAGGAACTTGGGGAGGAAAGCCCACTTGGTAAAAAATATTTTTATATTACAATGTTTGATAATGTGTAACATCTTGAAATATATGGATTTAAACAGTTTCATAGAATTTATTCAAAGCCAGAATTGGATTTTTGCCAAAACCTATTCTGAAAAAGCTCCACACGAGTATTGCTTAAAAAAGAACTCTCAAAGCATTGATGAGTTCAATGATGCAGTAATGTTTATCAGAAACAATGGAGTTAAAGAGTTTTTCTATAAGAAAGCATTCATATATTTCTATCATGACGGTTACAAATACTGGACAATGGGCGCTCCGGTACATCAAACAATTTTGATTAACCGAACAAATGATTTTAAGAAATATGAATGACTTGATTTATGAAAACTTTTGAAGATGGGAAGTGGCTTTACGGCGACTCCTGGGAAAAATTTCCCATTGAAGATGGTCAAGTATGGCGTGTTGGAAAAAACACTCTGGCGGTCAAGGATTTGACTGAATTGAACTCTTTAGAGTTCTTTGGTCAGAATACTTTTGATATGTCGTACATTGATCCACCCTGGAACACAGGTAATATTAATTCTTTCTATACTAAAGCAGGTTTTCAAGATAAAAAGGAATTTAACTCTTTTATTGAGAAACTAATGCTATTAGTCAAAACCTATTCTCCAAAAATCAATTATGTTGAAATGGGAAATCAGAATCTTGACTATGTCAAAGATTTGATTACTCAGTTAAATGGTATTGTTACAAATACTTGGAAAATCAAATATTATCACAAAAATCCTAGTTTTTTAATACGATATTCATTTGATTCTCCCTCGAAAATTGATTTTGACTTTACAGGTATTGATGATGATTTCACACCACGCTTTGCTATGCAATATGAAAAGAACATCAATTCAGTATTAGACTTGTGTACGGGAAGAGGTTTGACAGGAAGAACAGCTCACAGTCTTGGCAAGACTTTCTATGGAACTGAACTTAACAAGAGAAGACTTGCCTGCTTAATTGATTATTATCACCAACAAGGTTTAATTATTCACAAACTATAGGAATTTTAAAATGGAAGGCTATAACACAACACCAGAAGCCACACAAAAGGCTGTAACAGAAAAAATCATTAAGAAAGGCAAGAAGGAAATTGACAAGAAGAATGTTTCCTTGCAAGAACTAGCTATCGAATATGTTTCAGTTGATTCGATTAAACCAAACAACTATAATCCTAACCGTCAAAGCGAACATGATTTTGAGCTCTTGCTTAAATCTATGGAAGAGGACGGTTTCACTCAACCGATTATAGTCCAAAAAGCAACCAAGATGATTGTTGATGGAGAACACAGATGGAGAGCTACAACTGTTCTTGGTTACAAGGAAATTCCGGTTGTTTTCGTGGAAATGACACCTGAGCAAATGAGAATTGCTACCCTTAGGCATAACAGAGCAAGGGGAAGCGAAGATATGGAATTGTCGGTTCAGGTATTAAGAGACTTGCAGGAACTTGGAGCTCTTGACTGGGCACAGGATTCCCTTATGCTTACTGATGAGGAAGTAAACAGATTATTGGAAGATATTCCTGTTCCTGAAGCTCTTGCCAATGATGACTATTCTCAATCTTGGGAACCTTCAGAACTCTCCGATGAAGATAATCAAATCACCGACACTACTTCAAGACAGGTTGACGGAACAACTCACGGAGGTGAAATGATTACGGCCGCTTCTACAAAAGCTGTAGAAACTATTAAGGAAAGACAGGCTTTAATAGAAAAAGCTAAGAATGAAGAAGAAAGAGAAATGGCAAGACAGCAGACCAAACTATATAGAGTAAGTCTAATTTTTGCTAACGAAGAAGCTGAAATCATCGAAAAGGTTTTAGGAAAAGAACCCGCTTTGAAACTACTTGAATTATGTAAAAAGGAATTGAGTACTGAATAATGTCAGAGCCGTGGGCAAATTTACCCTGGGAAAGACTTCCGGGAGAAACGGATAAAGCCTTTAAAGCTTTCTGTGTCTATCGTGATCTTCGTCAAAATAGAAGCTTCAGCGCTCTTCTTGATAGACTTGGGAAAAAGAGTAAAACTCAATTTGCTGTCTGGTCGAGAAAAAACAACTGGCAGGTTAGAGTAAGAGCTTTCGATGATGATGAAGACAGAAAGAACAGGATTAAGCAACAGGAAAGCATTCAGAAAATGAATGAAAGGCAGGCACAACAGGCGGAGACTTTTCAAAGAATTGTCTTCTTGCCAGTTACTGCCTTTTCTGAAAGGCTAAAAAAAGATAAAGATAATAAGATGCCTGCCATTGAAGATTTGAATAAGCTAACAACTGTTGAGCTTATTGATTTGATTATTCAGGTAAGCAGGAGTTATGGAAATCTTGTCAATATTGAAAGAATTGCCCGCGGAGTTCCAACAGAAATAGGAAGAAATGAAAACACAATTCTATTACAACCGCAAAAAGATAAATTTGGGGAGATTGTAGCAAATGACGAAGAATCAGCAGAAGCTTTACTTAAATTCCTCTCTGCCGTGGGAGATGCTCAAAACGGCAAGTCCGGC